ATCTTCTCTTGGCACTCAGGGCAGAGGACCCGCCCAAAGGTGCGCTGACTGTACCCTACGATGTCCTCCGCGCTCCACTTGCGGCCATTCCTGCTCTGCCCGCCGGTAATCTCCCGGCGGCACTCCGAACAGAACACGCCTTGCGGCTCCGGGTCTGCCCAATCCGGGACCGCACCGTACTCCGGCGATCCGCTCCAGCTATCCTCCGGTTCCTCCGGTGCCTCATCCCAGGGCATAGGCCCCTCATCATCGTAGGGGGTGACGGTCTCGGCGGTCTGCGCCGCCGGGAGGCCCGCCCTGGACGCCTGGGCGGGCATCTCAAAGAGCATACCCATCGACTGGAGGTAGTTGCTCGCCACGGCCTGCTTGATTTCCGGGGCGTCCAGGTTGGGGACCACGCGGGCCACGATAAAGGGCTTTTTCAATTCCTCATAGGCGTAGGTCCCGGCCAGGCCCAGGGCGGCCCGGATAGCCCGCATAAAGGCTTTGCTCTCGGCCATGGCGGTGCGGTGGGGGAGGAAGCGTCGGAACTGCTGACCGTTGGCTCCGTCTTTCATCCCGGCGGCCTCCAGGGTGCAGTCAATCTCCTTGGTGGCTTTCATCAGCCGGAAGCCGCCGGACGGCTCCGGGACCCGGATAGTCACGGTGACGGCCACGTCATGGACGTGCTCACAGGTCCCGCACACCCTGGGCTTTCCGGTAGCCCGTGCCATTTCAATGCACCTCTGACAGCCCTCGGTCCGCTCGGTGGCGGTGTCCACGATGCTGATGTTGGCCGCCGCAGCCAGCTTCATGCCGCCTACCTTGGTGATGGCAAAGGCGCTGCTGGACTTTTCGTAGTAAATGTCCTTGCTCGGCCCTCGGTTGGAGCCGTCCTGCCGGACGTCGAGCTGGACCTCCGAGACGGTAATCCGCTGAAGGTTGCTCGCTACCTGCATGGTGGTGACGGGGACCAGGACGTTGTACTTGTCCTTGGGGTACTTGTTGAGTTGGACGATGGCATTTTCCATATTGGGTAATCTCCTTTCGGCTTGACAGGGCCGGTAGGAATGTGCTACAATAACTCCAGGTTAGTTATTTTCGCGCTTGGCCGCTTCCCGTTGCACCGGGGGCGGCCTTTTCCTTTCCTAAGCCAATCAAGATGATGTCGTTGATACTCTCTTCCAGCTTCCGCAGGAAGTCCAGGGCCTCCATAAAGTCGGTCCGCTCAGAGGCGTCTATTACGCCGTCAAAGGCGATTTCCTCCAGGCGGTCGGCTACATCTTGACCGTCCTCGATGAGCCGCCGAACCCTGAGGGTCGCATGGGCAAGAGGGCGGTCGGTGGCCGTTCTCCCGATTGCCCGCCCTACCGGACAGGTAGCGCAATACCTGGGTAGGATGTCTGGGCTTTGGTAGCACTCCGCATAGACCAGGGCGTCTTCTGGCTCCATCTCCACGTCGCCGCGCTCATGGCGTCCTATGGTCTCCGGCGAATACGGAACAACGGTTGACGCCGTTCCCCGGCTGACAAATCCAGCCCTCATCCTTGCCTCCCGCAGATATGCGGGGGGCTTTTTTGTTGCTGCGATAGCCACTCTCATTCACCCACTTTCTGGTATGATTTTGGTAGATGGTTCAGACCTGGGGCGCGATGCACTTCAACCGACGGGCGGCTCTCATGGCGTTGTCGGTCAACTGCCGCTGCCATGCGCCTTGCGACGGCGCCCACCGGAAGCCCTCTCCCTTGAGTTCGGTTCGGATGTCCGCGTTGGGTTTCCCATCGAAGATGATCTGGAGGCGGTTCTCCGCGGTGTTCACCACGACCCGGCCCCCGTCGAACTCCCAGCCCTCCGGGGTGCTCTCGGTCCGTTTCTTGAGTTCCGCGATTCGGCCACGGATGCGCCGGATATTGGCGTTGTTGTTCTGGAGTTCATAGGCCGGATAACCGATGCGCCCGCAGAAGTCCGGCGCTCTGAGCTTGGCGATGTCCTCCGGGGTGTAGCCCAGCTCCGCGAGCTTGGCGTCTCCCTTGGCCGGGTCTTTCATGCGGATGGCGGCGTTGGCCGCTTTCATCATCTCCTGGTGCTTCTCCAGGGTGGCGAGCTTCGCCTCCAGCTTCTCCACGGCCTGCGGGTCATCGGAGCTGATGCCGCCGGTGCCGACGCTGCGGATTTTATCAAGCAAGCCCTGGATGTAGTTCCACTCTTCCAGGTTGCGGTCTCTGGCCGCGTTCTGCTTCTCTTTCTTGCGGACCGGGAAGTTACCGCCGCCGGAGATCAGGATGGAGGGGCAGCGGGCCTCGATGGAGTAACTGGCGTTCATGTTCTCGGCCAGCTTGCGGCAGTAGATTTCCAGCAGCCGGTCGATTTTCTCATGGTACATGGGGTCCACGCGCTGCTTCTGGCGCTCGGCCAGCTCGGTAGCCGCGTCCACCATACGGCGGTACTCGGCGGTCGCGCTCCCGGCCTTGTAGTCCCGAAAGCTGTTCATGTCATTGGCGCGGCGGGCGGCCTCTTCGTTGATGGTATGGTAGCTCATTTCTTCGCAGCTCCTTTCTTGGTCTTCACAATGCAGATCAGGGCGTCCGAGCGCCACATATCGTAGATGTCCTGGAGCTTGTTGGCGTTGCGGTAGTTCCGCATACTGTCATAGCGCTTCTTAGCCTCTTGCGGGGTATCGTACTCAAAGACCATGTTCTTTTTCTCGCTGTCCGCGAGGAATGCCTTGAGCGCGGTTGTCTCTTCGCTGTCCTTGCGGCTATTCTTCCGCTGGGGAAGCACTTGCAGATTGTAGGTTATTTTCACGCTTATTCCTCCTATGCCGAGTACACAAGATGGTCCTCGGTGATGATGTCTTCCCAGGTCATGCCGTCCGTGCCTGGGATGGGGTCATCCAGGCTCACGGTCTTAATGCGCCTGGATTGCTTGCGCTGCTCGTTGCCGATTGCACTCCGCATGGCAGCACAGGCGATGGTGGTAAACTCATAACGGTAAAGGTCCGGGCGGGCAAACCACCGCTTCACAGCCAGCAGATAGCCGAACACGGCAACGTCGAGGTATTCATCCACCGGGAGGCCCCGATGTCTGACGTACCACTCCACAAGCCGGTAATGCTGCTCGGCTACGCTCCGTTCCGCCGGAGACAGGGGCGTGAGGGTCTGACGCCTGCACATAGTACCCCCCCCCGCAGCTTCGCTTCATCGTTTCGGCCCCCTCTCAGCAGTAGATCGGGTCCTTGCCACGGGGGACGGTCTCGCCCTGGAAGCAGCAGCCGCAGAATTGCCAGATACCGTTAGGCCACTCTCCGGCCACACGCTTGAACGTGTAGTAAGTAGGCCGGAGCCGCCCAGTCTCCGGGTCCTCCCGGTGGGAGTACGGTTCGCCCATCTGAGCGCACCGGGCGCTCATCGAGGCCGGAGGCAGACAGTCCATGGCGTCATCCACAACGGCCTGCTCCACATAGTCGCCTATCTTGGCCTCGGAGTAGTTGAAGTTCTCTTGGGTGAAGATCGGCTTGCCGTTGTACTTGGCCGGGCGGTCCTGGCAGTCGCACCGCTCTCCGGGGTCAAGCGCCGCTCCGCAGCGGTCGCACTTGTAGGTCCACATGATTTTTTCTCCTTTCCTTGTCCGGTCCAGGTTCTCAGCTCCCAGCCGGTGAATACTAAGATTGCAGCACTCGCAGGGATTGAAAAAGCCCCGGCGGTCTGGATTTGAAGCTGGATGACATCAATCATCAGTAGAATGAGGCGGGCCGTCACCATGGCCGCAAGGCAGAGGACGGACAGCCGGTAGTAGGCGCGGGCATAGCTCCGGCGTCTCTTGCTCTTCTCCATGGCTACGCCCCCCGTCTCGCGGACGCGTTCAGCTCATCCAGGCCGTAGCGCTCATGGAAATACCGCTTGATGACGCGCCCGTCACAGGTGCATTTGCCCTGGTTCTCCAGCTCGCGGTTGAGGCTCTTGATGACCTTGTAGCTCTTAGACTTGGAATAGCCCAAAATCTGCATCACGTCCTCCACGAAGTAGAACATATCGTGGGCGGTCTTGAGGGGCTTCATCGCCATGGGTCATGCCTCCTTTTGCTCGTAGTTCGCCATGTACTCCCGGACAATGGGGATGAGCTGGTGGCCTGCACAGCGGCCCGTGGTGGTCTCAATCAGCGTCGTGTA